TACGACTCCTTCGCCAAGAGGCACGTTGACTTGAGCTCTCGTGCCCGGAAGATCTATCTCTTTTTGATCTTGGCGGTAAAGAATCCGAGCCTTAACAGTATGTTGAGTAACCTTGCTTCTAGTAGTTTGCTGATTGCTAAGCCTTTTATAGAGCGCATTATAGCTACTGCTGGTCGCTACAAATATTTCATTTTCTCTCTGGAATACGGTAACGTCTCGAGCAAAGGTATCATGCATGTCATTAAACACAGCACCAATTCGAACTTTATCGGCGTCTGAAATTAAAGATCCCATGGCTTACATCAATAGGGAGCAGGGGGGTAAAAAGGATACCTGAAATAACCGCTTCCGGAAACAAAACCTCCATCAAACCCAGCAGTTTGGCGGGGTTGAGCGTTATAAGAGTTATAAGCGTATACTAAGTCTTTAATAGCTTCGGAAGAATCTTTGGCTAGGTTTCTGTATACTCTGGACAAATCTACCTTGTTGGTACGAACGATAGTTGTGTCTCCTTCGCTTAACCGCGTCCAGTCAGTAGCGCCTGTTGCGGACATATTAAGTATGGAGCGAGCTTGCTTATTATAATAGTCGTGAAGATATAATTGTGTAAGAATACTTTCTTCTTCCAGCTTAAAATCCGTTCCGGTACCAAAACTAGTATAGCATAAGTTATTAAACTGGCCCACATTAGCTTCTAACCAGCCAGAAATAGACTCAATTTTAAATTCTCTTTTTAGTTGAGTAGGTTCATCGTCGAATTCACTATCGTAAATTCGAGTCGCAATTTCCCCAATATAAGGCATTTAAAAGTTCTCTCGGGATATTTTAAGGATGTCTTTAGCTGCTTGGCTGGATGGGTCTACGAGGGGCCTTTGATACCCAATATTGTACCCAGCACCTGCGCCACCATGAGACTTGAAGGCTTTCATGATCTTGGTTTTTAGGCTTAACTTATTACCGCTAGGTAAAATGCCTACCTTGATTGCCATGCCCTGCAAATCAGTTAAAGTCATTTCATCCATTCTTTCTGTAAGTATAGCTTCGCTCGTAGTGCGAAAAGGATTGGATTGCTGAACGCCAAGGAGATCTTCTAGGCTTTTAACTTCGTCAATGCTGCTGGCCATACTATCTTTGCCGTCAGCTACGCTAAGCTCCTGAACATTGTCGGGAGACTGCTTTTTAGTTCTTTTACTCGGGGATTTTTTATTATTTTTTTTAGCCATGATATTAATATGTTAAGTATAGTATTATAGTCGATTTTACACAAAATTCAACCCTTAGAGAACAAAAAAACCCGTCCCCTTGCGGAGACGGGTTTAAATGTGATTTGAAGCTCGGCTTAGTGACCGGAGACAACAACGCCCGTAAGAACGCGATTATCAACGACCATACGGCCTTCTTCGATAGAACCGAACCAGCCCAGCTTTTGCTGTCTGTTACTGTACTGATCGTCAGCAATGAGACTAAACTCAGCGCCGGTTTCAGAATCAGTAGCAACTGCGCGAATAAGAGATTCGCGAGAGCGGTCAATACCGATCACGAGATCGTCTTGATCGCCAAACAGTGCAGGGTTGCCAGCGACAGGCGAAGCGTTCATGAACGAATCCATGAGCTTACAGAACTTACGCTGTCTTCCGAGTTCATTGATCTCCATCAATCCGATGCCGTAAAGCTCGGGTACTCCGCCATTAGCGAAAACCTTTTCACGATATCCTTCGGGAGCTGCAACGAGCCCAGTACCAGCACCAGCCGCAGGGCCAGTCGAGGTATTTACCGGATTGTAGGACATAGCGCGAAGATCTTCCATGGTTTCAGGAGAAACGATGAGATCGGTAATTCCCTTGATGCTGTTCTCAGGGGTTCCGCCGGTCCAAGCAGTATTGATCCGCTTAGCCTTTGTAACCAGCTTATTGAAATCAGCCAAGGTGAATCCAAGCGTTGCGTCGGCTTGCGCCATAACGTGGGATTCTCCGTTGGTTTCAGCATCAGCCAAAGAACCAAGAATAAGGTTTGCGGAAGTCGATTGCTGCTTGAGCAAGATTTCCTGAGCCACACGGGTCATGGACTTTCCAACCACGTCAAGACGGGATTGAAGAGCATAACGGCGATCAAAGCTAACAGCACTATCGAGACGATAGGTCGTGAACTTCAGTTCGCTAGCCGTGGGAAGCACTTGGTTGGTGGGAAGACCACCGGGAACCGTGGTGCTGTAAACCTTAATGTAATCTTCGGCATTGATGTCGTAATAGAGATCAAGTGGAAGACTTGGGTTACTGTCAGCGTTGAATGAAAAAGAGCTAAACAAGTTGCTCACTACAGGAGCTTGATTAACCACTTCCGCAAGAACGGGTCCCATGAACTCAGCCAAAGCGGCTTGAGCTTCGTAAGCAACGTTACGATCACGGGATGCCATCGCCTTTACAAGCTCTACTTGCTCGTCGGTGCGTTTAAGAGTAATATTCATTATCTTTATTTCCTTATTTTAAAGGTTAACGACTACCGCAATCAATGCGAGCAATGATGTACTGACCAGAGGCAGTTGCATCACCAGTACCAACAGAAGGTCCAGCGAACTGGTCTTCAGCAACACCGCGATTGGTGCGAATGCCAGTACCAAGAACTTGACCAACAGTTTGTTGGTTAGCAGGGATATCGTCGAGCTGTGCATAACCCGTAACCTTACCAGCGGTGGAACTAATGGTCAACCAGTAGCCCGGAGCAGCAGTGTTAAGAGGTCCGTCTACAGCGAAAGCGCCATTGACGTTAGCGTTAGCAGCCAAGGTAACGATGCCCTTGCCCAATACGGGTACCGCTTCACCAGTAAGAACGGATTGGGTTTCCAGCTTCTTCTGTGGGTAGTACAGAAGCTTTTCGCCGTTTTCGTCATATTGAGCGGTTTGCAGCAAGGTCATACCAAGGACAGCGTCCCCGGTAGTTGCAGCTGCTACTTTCAGTGGGACAACTGGGTATTGATCGCGACCAATGAACGGATAGTCCGTCTTACCGAGGTAAGAGTTCGTTTCGTATTGGATTGGATCAAGACTCAGGTCCCCAGCACTTACCTTGACGAAAACGCCGGCATCACCATCGCCACTATCGGTAACGGCATTATTTGCCGCCGAGTTAGCGAATAGATTGACAACGTCCTCTTCGGCGTACTGACGGAATGGTAATATTCTAATAGCCATGAGAGTTAATATTGAATTTTAATGTTTTCAGATGAAAATGCTTTATTAAAGCGGTCACGGAGGGAAAGTTCTTCAGCCGAGGCTGCTTCGTTGTTATTGGTAAGCGCAGCAGCAGATTCCTCTTCTACGTTTTCCAAAACTTCGTCGATAACTTCTTCCGTTTGTTCTTGAGTCTCCGTCTTGTCAGAAGCTTCGCTTTCGCTAAGTTGCGAAAGGCGCTCTTGCACCGCGTCTTCTAAGCGGGCTTTAAACTCAGCCTCTTGAGCTTCAAGATGAGCCTTGGTCTTATGTTGCCATATGACACTGAGCTTATCTTGATACGACGCAAAAGCCTCTTCATTACTTTCAAGCTCAGAGAGCTCAGAAGCAACGATTTGAAGATCCTCTTCGCTTAAATCAAAGGCTGCAACAACAGTACCCATCCTTAAGTTAAAGAGATCCTTGGCTTCGCGAAGACGTTTCTCTTCCGCCAGTTCTTCCAGTTGTTTTTCGGTAGCTACAAGCTTTTCCTTAACCTCTTCGACTTCAGTCGAAAGAGATTCGTGACGTTCGGTGGCTTCGGCGAGGGCGTTTTCTTTCTCAACCTTCTCGGCTTGCCAGAGTTCGTCTTTTTGCTTGATGGCGTCCATCATAACTTTGGAAACGCTAGCGATGGCTTCTTCCGGCAACTTGTTGTCAAGCTTATCCGAAATAAGGCCTTCGATTTGTTCTAATAGATCTTTAGTATCCATAATTAATGCGTTTGACATGTTTACATCATTTTTCTCCGAAAGGGAACTATTTTTTTTATCTAAATCGATTTTTTCTACATAACCCATATCAACTTGATGGGCATCATCTTCATTTTTGACTTTGATTTCTTTTTGGTTTTCAACTATAACCCCTTGTACTTCAGCCGCTGGCGTAGCAGTAAAACCTATCCCTAAAGGATAAATCTGACCCACCACCAATCGACTTACTAGGGTCCCATCGTCTAATTTTCCTTCGCCGTCATAAGCTTGCAAGTATTGTTTAAATTCTTTTATCTGAGCTCGGTCAGTAATTAGTTCAGCTTCACTTAAGTCTTTGCTTCCTAACGCAATATAATAATCATTAAATCCGATTTCCCAGCTTGCAGAAATTTGATTATGAAATGCTTCTCCGTCATCAGTTTGCTCTAACATTCTAGCAAATGCTGGATTAACCACTTTGTAGACCAAGGCTCCGAGAGAAATATTAAAAGGCTTAGAACTTCCCTCTAATTGTTCAGGATATAATAACTCACTAGTATTTATATCACTAAAGGAAGAAGAAATAATATGGCCTACCACTTTTTCTTTATTGTGTTCTATATTAGTAGGCTTATTGATGAAATACTCGCTAATATCTAAAGCGGTTTCTGTGTTTATTCCATCCCCGTTTTTGTTAAATTTATTAACTACTGCCGCGTTAAATGCTACTCCGAGCAAGTCGATGTTCTTAGAAAGGTCTACATCTTCAGGAATTAATGGCCTTAAGTTGTCCAAAGACGCTTCACTTATCCCAAATGGCTGACAACTTCCTTCTACGCAAGACGCAACAACACTACTCTCAAAAGAGCTTGTATATTTAAATGGTTGATTTTTCATTGGTGAATTTGATGCTTTTGCTCTTAAGTACACATCTTTGTTTATTTTGGGCATTAAGTATTTTTCTACTATTTCGTGAGCAAATTCATTATCGCTTGGAAAATGTAAACCTCGCAAGATTCTCGCCCTGCTTATTCTGTCGCTAATCTCTTTTAGTTGGGCAGAGTGAGTTGGATTATCTTTTTCCAGCAATCGGTAGAGCAATCGTCCTTGGAGTGCATGTCCGCTAGGGTAAGATGGAGTGCCCGCAGTTTCACTGTCAAAAACTTTTAAATCAACAGCGTGATGCTCATTAATCTGGTAGGGTCGAGGTCTATCATAAAATAATTTAGCTCTCAATATAAAAGGAGAGATGTCCTTCAATATATCGTTTAAATAAGCCTCGTCAAATTTCAGATCATTTTCTTGGGCATAATCTTTAAATAACCCCAAGAAATCCTTATCTAATCGTTCGGCATACTCTCCCTGATGCCATTCGGGCATATCGGCTTGAGCCTGAGCAATTTCTTTTAACTCGTTTCCTGCCTCTACACTAGCGTTATTGAAGTAGGGCTTATACTCTACCTCTTCGAGCACTAAAAGTACGGATGTTTTTTCCGCTTCTTTAATCTTTTCCGGAGCAACTTCCCCGAAGCCTTTTCGTCCTACGGCATCTACCGTAGAACGAGCATGATTTATTTTATGACTCTCCACCAGACGCTACAGACCTTTTCTGCATGGCATCAAGGGCTTTTTGCATCATAGCGTTCTCTTTTTCCATTTCTGCCATACGAGATTTCATTTGAAGCATGGCGTCATCATTTTCGAGTTGAGTTGCCATTTTTTTGGTCATCATCGCTTTGTCATCGAAAATTTTAGTAGCCATTTTTTCGATCATGGCTTCATCTTTTTTGAGTGCGTCTTTGTCTTCGCGCTCGTCTTCTTTGAGATGATCCATTTGATCTTTATCGTCTTTTATGGCATCTTTTTCATGCTCTTCCTTTTCTTTCTTATCGTCGCGTTTGAGTTCGTCGCTGTCACGACGCTCATCGTCCGCCTCGTTCTTTTTGACAAGTTTTGTTCCGGGAGGGACGGGAGCATATTGTTTTTCCATATCAAGATTGTTTACTGGAGCACGGTTATTATAAGGACTGGAAGCTTTGGCTTTGTCTTCCTTCTTGTCGTCTTTGTCGTCGTCCTTATCTTCCTTATCGCCCTTGTCGTCGTCACCCTTTTTCTTTTTGATCATTTTCATGAAGGCTTCTCGAGCAGCCTTTTGCTTGGGTGAAGCAGCTTCAGCTTCTTTCTTTTTATCTATCTCTTCATCCTTCTTGAGCTTATCTACATGTTCTTCGTCGTCCTTAACGGCGTCTTTGTAGTGCTCTTTCTTTTCTTTCTTGTTGTCGTGCTTGAGTTCGTCCTTATCGATTTTGTCCCAATCCTTAGCTTTAGACTCTTTCTCTTTGTCGATCTTTTCGTCTTTCTCAAGCTTTTTAATATGATCCTTGTCGTCCTTAACGGCGTCCTTGTAGTGCTCTTTCTTTTCCTTTTTATCGTCTTTCTTGAGCTCTTTTTCGTCCGTTTTTTCCCAGTCCTTGGCCATCGACTCGCTGACTTCAATGTCACACTTCTTGGCGGCAGCTTTAATTTTCTTCAAAGCTTGGGCCTTGGCGTCGGCTGAGATTTTAGTTTGGGATAGGCGTGCTAAAGCATTTCGAACATGAGCGCAATCCATGATCGGCAAATGGCGCAAAGACCTTGGAACTGTCTTCCCGTCCACCTTCTTGCCGCCCGGCTCAATGTAGGCAAAATCTGAATCCGGCAAATCATTGATCTGCTTCCGACTTTTTTGTTCAGCAAGGGTTTGCTGCAACTCCTCAGAGTCTTTAATACGTTTTGAAAAATCAAGTTCCATAATAAAAAATAGTTAGTTCTTATTCTTTACACCGCTTTTTTTTGTTTGAGAATCTTTTTCTTGAGCGTGGTGAAACAAGGCTGCAGGGTAAATTTCTAATTCGTGTTCTTGAGAAGCTTCTAGTACTTCAGGAAGCGGCTGGAGGCGCTCGATCCCTCCGAAGTCTTTGATGCAGGATTTCATCGTCTTCTCCCACTTTTCTTGAGGCTGGGAAATGACAACGGTTTTACATAACTCGTCCAACAGCTCTTTCTTTTCTTTGGAGAGCCTTTTAATCTTATGAGTCGATCTCATTTCTTTTTGCGCAGTACTAAGTAAATTTTCGATATCATAAACGACGCCTTGGACCGCTTTCGTAGTAAGCTTCATATTGTCTCGCTTATCGGAGCCCGTAGGACGTCCTTTTTGTTGCTTAACTTTTTTATTAGGCCTGCCAACAGTAACGGGTCCAGCGCCGGGCTCAATTGTCTTATCGTCTACGACATCTTGAACTGTAGGGGTCTTGTCTTCGGGCTGATTAGTGTTCGATGGGTATCCTTTGTCGTCATCCTCATCGTCTCCCATGTCCGGCATTAAAGGTTGACCCCCGACAAGAGGAGTATAGTAACCCTTTTGCCTTTCATCGATATACGATTCTTGTTTATTTACTAAGTCAGCCCCTTCAGGATAATGCCCTGTTTTAATAGTGGTTATGCCCTGCTCTGGAGTAAGAATCCCTAGTTCCATAAGGCGAGTCGTAACCCGTTGCAACTGCACCTCGTCCTTTAAGTCTATCTCTTGGAACTTAATATTAGGATATTTTCTAAAACCAAGGTTTTGGCACACCAGCTTTACTTGGGGTATTAAGAAATCTTGCAAAAATGCATTACGAGCCTCCTTAAGTCTTTCTAAGAAAATTTGAGCTTTAACTTGAGTATTGCTATAACGCTCATGACCCACCACTACATTCTGAAGAGCCTCTTTAATATCCTTGTCTACAATTTCGTATTTTTCCGGGCCCAACACCTTATTAAGGTCAGGAATAATGAATTCTGCTTTGGTAGTATAATCACTTACTAAAACTCGTCCTATACTTTCATTAGAAAATAAGGATTGCATAGCTCTTAAATTGTTAGGGTTAATCCCGCCTTTGTCTGGAGTGTTACCCATTGTAATTAATAAAATTACATTTTCGATAGTTCTAGTAATAGCTTGATCTACCTTTTTTAACTCCAGCTTCCAGTTCAAGTCGTCTAACACCGGAAATCCGAACGGAATAGCAAATGGCTCATAGTCTTGCTTTTTATAGAAACAAAAAGTAAGCTTGTCAGGATCCAATTCCATGGATATCCCGTCATAACCGTATCCGCCTTCTTTAATAAGCTTTTGAGTTTTCTTAGGGAGGCCATTAAACACTTCGATGTCATATTCCGTTTTTGGATCCTGCAGTCTTTCTAGCTCAAACTCTGACAGGACTTTCCTGTATACTTGCCCTTGGAAATTCGTGGAACGCACTGTTGCTATATCGTAAGGGTTAAGCAAGATATACCTAATGGGGATTTGCCCCGGCTTCATGAACTCAGAGCCATAAATGGTAGACATCTTCGCAAAGTCGTCAGCGGTAAACTTACTATCAAGGCGATACATAAAAACGTTACCGCTTCTATAGTATTCTCTAAAAAATTGATCCTTGAGATTCCATATCTTTATTTTCTGAAACCATTTGTCTATAAAGCTTCTTGATTTTTCTGTTCCACCTTCAATGTACAACTCAGTATTAGCAAACTCAGACATAATGTCTATGACATTTCTAAAAATAGGAATATTAGCGTAAGCTTTTTGACACAGAAGTATACAGTCTCGGACATCTGCTCCTAATTTAGTATAATAATAAGGGAGCATTCCCTCTCTGATGTTAGCGTACTTCCATAGTTTAGGAAGCACAAAGGCTGAGTTCATCCGTGTCCCGGTTCGCGCTACCGCTCCTTCTCCCTTTGCCGTTCTTTCGTATGCCTTGGAGGTCTGGGTATAGTATGAGTCGCCAGCCAACATAGGCTCGGGGCACATATCGTCCGATACTGGACTCGTTAAATCTTCCAACTTATCCGTAGGCTGAAACTGCTTCCAGTACTCGGACTTTTTATTATACTTACGTTTAGCCATATCTTATGATACACAAAAGTCTACGAAAAGTCTACCAAAAGTTAAAAGTCTACTTTTGACTTTAGGCTATGAACATGGGAGTGAAGGTAGCCGCGTTCTGGGTTTCTTCGAGATTATTCATGTCATAATAAGTTTTAATCATCCAGCTTCCGAGGACTAAAGCAGAATACGAGTCCTTTCGAGCTTTCTCGGGTCCCGTTTGCCGCTTAAGGTTGTCAGGCAAGTCAAAACTCTGAGTTCCTTGTACCGATGTTTTTATTTGGATAAGAGCGCACTCGGCTTTGGTCTTTTCTATCATATCCACTTGATGCTCTACAAAATCAATCATTTTGGCAGGATTACTTTGTTTAGCAATTTCATCAGGTGTTCTTAGAAACTTTAATTCTTTAATTGGTATTTTTTTGCTACGCTGTTTTTGATAGTCATCGTTTACTGCTCTAGCTGCGAAAAATATTCGGCTATGGTCGAAATTAGATTGTAATAATTCATTGGCACTTCTAATCCACTGGGATGTAGGCTTTCGAAGTATACAGATTTTTTTCTCATTCAAATTGTATTCTAATTTGGCTTTTCTCAAGCCTTCTTGATAATTTTCCAATTTATCAAGGTCTGCCGAGATCGTACCGATCTTAATATTGCTTTGCTTGAATAGGCTGCTTTCATTACAAGCGCTTATAAACTGAACACCACCATTGTAGTCCCCTACCATTGCTACTATATTGAAATTAGTCAACAAATAATGAAAATAAAAGATATGATCTTTCATTCGAGCTCCTGATAGCGCATAGCTATGCACCATCGTTCCTGTGCGGCCTTCGTCATTTAACTTGAATACTTGCATGGCAAAGTTATCACTGCTTTCGCTTTCTGCCCAACTGGGGTCAAAAGATAATAAATATTTGTCGCCGGGCTCTCCAGCAACCTCTACGCACGGAGATTGACCATCAGGAATAGTACATTTAGCCATTTTGGAAATTTTGAAATAACCGGAGCTGTCATCAGTAAAGATAGCCCCAAACTCTCTATCAAACTGACTTTGACTCATACTGGCTTTCGCCTGATTAATCAAATTCTGATCATAGAGTTGTTTTGGTGCGCAGTCATAACTAAAATGCATAATTGTTCGATGAGCGGTTCCGTCTTCGGGAATATCTCCATTAATGAGGCTATCGAATTTCTCGTACAGTTTATACATATATTCAAATTTATACGAAGCCGATGACAACATGATCAATTTATTATTCGGCCACACATGACGATCTTCCTCGGTCATTTTTCCCTCCTCGATCATCTTGGTTTCCAAATTATAAAGGTCTTCACGTTCTGTTGGATTTTCAACAACCGACAAAAACGGAACTATAACTTCATTATAAATTCTTTCGGGCATCAATAAGAATTCATCAATAATAATTCGATGAAAGCGAAAGCCCCGAAGTTTTTCACCGTCGCCCAGCGGTAACGCATGAATACGACTGGTGCCTATCTCCAGCGTCCACTGGTCATTGTTCTTCGCTTTTCTCGTTACGCATTGCGCAAGCATGGCGGCTTCAGGCTTAGATAGAATATCTTCTATTTTTTTGAATATCATTTTAGCCTGCCTGAAGGACTTGGAGATGATGCCTATCTCTACGCCCTGATTCAGGACGGCATCAAGAAATGCAAATATAGCAGTAGTAAATGATTTAGACATACCACGAGACCATACTCCCATAAAATAATCAGATTCAAGCATGGCCTTAACGGCCATGTGTTGAAAAGGAAATAATTTAACACCACTAAGCATATCCACTGCAAAAGTAGTATTAGCTCGAAGAAACTTATATAAAAGTATCTTCGCTTCGCGCTCTTCCAAGAAACCTTTCTTTGCTAAGATCTCTTGATTGATCTGGCTAGAATGTTTGTTTCTTTCTTGTTGCTTTCCGGGTTCCCAAGTCATCAGTTCACCTCCAGTGATTTGTTATCAATAAAATATTGTAAGTCTACTCCCCATAGCTTCTGACCATGATAAAGTAATTGGGGTATTAAAAATTCAGACTTACGGCGATTGCCAGTAAAAATAAATTGGCAATGACCTTTAAATTCATGAGTTAATAAACGCATGTTGTGCCAAAGATAAGATAAGTTAGATCTATGCGGACCAAAGTTATTGTTCTTTTGTATACTTGCTATACTGGCTTCTGTTACTACATAAAGATAAGCATCAAAATCTTTTGCTCTTTGCAGTTCATTACGGAAACGCTTGAATCCGCCCCCTAGAGTGCCCTTAAAGTCGCTTTCGCTCTTTCTGTCAACATAGGTATAGGAATAGTTATCGCCCCCCATCGTATAGTCTCCGAAGTCCAACTTCATTTCCTTGGTGCTTTTAAAGAAAAGAGGCTTTTGCTCTCTAGTGTCCACATATACGGGAATATCTTCTATCAAATTATTTTTCCGGAAAAAACCTTGTTCAATGCCTTTATCATATAGAGGCTCAAGGCCAAGCTGTTTACAAGCTTGTCCATAACCGCCAAAATTACTTTTATACAATTCTATTGGAGGTAATTTATTTATTTCAACTTCTAGGTGATTAGGTGCATACTTTAATTGCTTTTGTTCTACTCTATTCTTTAATTGCCTGAGTATATATTCTTTTACTTCTTTCTTGTTGGCTTGATTACACCATTTGACCATTTGAGCTCTCGTGGAAAAGTCAGTATTGAAATAGTCGGTTTTATTCTTAAAGGGTAAAGGCTCTTGGGTTAATTTGTTGAGTCTGGGGTAATGAGTTGTATAATACTCTCCCATGCTCATGTTATGGGCTTTAAGGTGTCGGTGGAGGGCGGTTTCGGATTTGAAGCTCGTACCGCATTCTTTACATATTACTTTCGACTCGCCTGCCATCTTTTATATCTCCAGAAGAGCTTTACGAAAATAGAGGGTATCTTTAAGTTGAAACCTGCGGTATTTTTTGAACTCACGTTCTCGGCATACAATCGTCGAGTAAGAATACGTTTCCACCATGATATGTTCTGTAGGGTACAATTCTCAATTCTTAGATTACGTGTCTTGGGTAAGTCCTCCACATCGTAGTCTCCCCAGTTTCCCATGTCTACCATCGCTCCATCCCATACATGATTGAAGTTATTTCGAAATACGCAGTTTGTAATCGTTACACCGTCTACCATACATTTTATAGTAAAGTGATGTTTAGTATTGTTAGCCTCAAAAACGCAATTGTCAAATAAAATGTTCGTTCCTCTTACTATGTCTACGCAATCCTCGTAACCTCCTATTATATGGCAATGTCGCACCGTAACGTTATGAGCATAAGAAAGCTTGAGCCCTTCGGCTGCCCCGTTAGCATCAATAGTGCAATCTTGAATAAGCGTCGTAACCGTAGGTTGACCCGGACGCCAGCTTACCCCAAGGGCGTTGCTATCCCCCTTGATTTTAGGATTCCCCTTGAAAGATCTATCTTTAATGACATTATCGTATTTCATTAAGCCAAGTCTTCTTTGCGCAATCCTAATACCCGAGCCTTCCAATCAGGCATCGATTCTATTTCATTAGCTTCTTCTTCTACCAGTTGCTTTTGCATCTCCGCAATCTTAATCATTACTTCTCTTTCTTCTTCTTCCTGAAATAGCTGAACCAAACTAAGAATAGATGCGTTTTGTTGATGTTTATTTTGAACTCTTTTGGCCCGGTCACCGTTTAATCTAGTTATAAGGCTTTCCATACGCTTTTCACATTGGTTGTACTCCTCGCTCTTGGTTTTAAGAAGTTCGGCCAATCTTACCGTCATGTCTCGCTGGTCTTCGCAATCTTCAAACATTTGATTGAGCTTGTCGATGGCCTTTTGAATATTCATCAAGTTAATGTAATCAATACATACGTTAATATATAAATTAACTTCATCAGAAGTAAGGTCAGGCTTATCCCATGTCGCCCTGATAAATTCTGCTTCGAAAAGCTCCCGGTCCGCTTTGTTGGTATAGTTATTAATCGTATGTACCAATCGCGGAGCTTTAAGGAAACCTAGTAGGGTTTCTATATTTTTTCTTAATTGAACGGTAAGTTTTTCAGGGCTAAGGTTTTGGTCTGCAACCTCGTTAACTTTATCTATTGCCGCCGCAATCTCTTTTACGGGTTTATAGACGGTTCCCAAGGCACTATCCTTAACATGCACCTTTTCGGGAGCCTGCTCTTCTATGAAAGCAGCTACAGTTAATGTTTCCTTGCTTAACGGAGTAACCTCCCGCCCATCAAATAACAATCGAGTTATTTCAAACGCTTTCATCCCTGCGTCAACATTTTGAAGTATAAATTCTTTTTGGTCGGCATTTAGGTTGACCCCCTTTACCTTAGGGTGCTTGGTGGTCTGGTACTTGTAATCTTGCTGCGCCATGTACTCCCGCACTGCTCGCCCTTCTCGAGACCGCCCGTCAAGCTTCTCGTCCATAAATACATCTTTCGTGAGTTGTATTAAATTAGGCGTCTTTTTATAGTTAGACTGGATGTATTCTTTTTGTTCCTCAGTTAAAGCTATCTTTTCCATAAAATATATCCTGATTTTTAAGTATTTTCTCCGCTCTCTCTTTGAATTGTTTTTTTAAGTTTTTAATTTGCTTGTATCCGGCTTTCCTTCCTTTTTCGGTTGTTCGGTATCCTAATTTAGCCGCCACCTCTTCATCCGACATGTTGCGAATAAACAACATTTCATAAATAAAAAAATTCTTTTCGCTAAGCGCTTCCTTCATTGCAGCATGGAGCCGGCCCTCCGCCTGTTCCATTTCGAATGTTCCGCTATTATCTTGAAGGTGATGAGTATGCCCTTCGAGAGTTATAGCCATTTTTATATCGTACGCCGATTTTTTAGTTTTCTCCCATTTTGCATAAAGAGGGCATTCAGTACACTGTTCTCCGCTCGCCGTAAACCCGCATAAGCCTTTTGCTCCTTCTTCCGTAACCCCGCTTTGATTAAAGGGGCAGCTTAAGCAAGGCTTGGCGAAATTACTATAATAATTTCGTAATATATTTTTAAGCTGATTAGATATTATTCTATTCAGCCAAGGCTTCAATGGCCTGCTTTGGTCCCATTGATCCCATTTTTTGTAAATATGTGTTTTGATGATTTGCTTGACATCATCAAAGTCTATCCATGCAAGCGACTTGAGGAACCACTTTCCTCTCCTTTTCCTCAGTTCCTCTTCTATAGAATCATATTTATCTTCGTAAGAAAATTTCTTTTTAGCCACTTTCCTCAGTTGGCTCCCGTGCCGAAGCACATTCTGCCATAATGGTTTTTCGAATGTCTTCATTACCATTGGCTGGGGGAGCTGGGCGAGATGGAGCCTTAGTATAAGGGCCGGAAGAACTTTGAGCCTGTACAGCAAGATCTCCGAAAGTAAGCGCTTTTGGGGAACCCCCAATAGAATATTCCAACTGAGAAATATTAGGTAGCGTTTCTTCGGTACTTACAGGTTCTTCTATTGCGTCGGCAGGAGCCGGCGCAGAAGCTTTAGCGCTTTCGTTGAAAGCATTTCCGCAGGACGGACAAAAGTTAGGAATTTTTAAGGTATATTCTACCTTGTTTCCACATTGCATGCAAAATTGAGAATTCATACACTTTATTTTACACGAAAGTATAAAAAAATTCAATTAATTTATTATAACAAGTATCCAGTAACTATTCTAGCCTGTTGCTTTAAAAACTTAAAGTCCTCTTCTTCAAAGGCTTTGGGGACTTTTACGTAGTCTATTCCGAGTATTCCAATTATTTTTCCATTTAGTGTTTTAATGGGCACATTCATTATGGATTGTACTCCTTTTTGTCTTAATAAGGCTTGGAATGCAGTATCTTCTATGTCAGCTATATTAGGATACTCGAAACGTTGGCTATTAACTACCTCACTCGTATAATGATGAAAATTTGAGATACGGTGATTTTGTGAGTTAGAAAATTCAGCGCTTATACCTTCTCTCACTACTTCGTAAGTACAGCTAAATTTCTGCTGCCCACGTCCTGAGAAATAATGCGCACCATTATGAAACTCCATCACATAAGCTCTATCCGCTCCGCTTTCCGACAGAAGGTACTGTAAGGCCGTATAAACGTTTCCATTTTGAATGGTTTCGTCAACGATAGCGTCTCTCTTTTTACGACACATAATTCTTCGCCCCAGCCAAACACTTGCAAGGGTGGCAGTCGCCGAAATAGCAGCGGCTAATAAAGTATAGAAACCTTCCATCCTCACAAGTTACACGATTTGGCGCTCTATCTTGGAAATAATGTATCTTTGCAGTGGACTTCTCATGATATCATCCTTAGTAAAAGAAAATGCATGAATTCCTTTCTCTTTACTTTCTTCATCATTAAAAAGCCTGAACATTTGCTTAAATCCGGTTTTACCGTTGATATCGCTTTGCATGAAATCTCCGCATATAAATAATTTACAATTATGTCCAAGTCTAGTAACCAAAGTCGTCAATTCTTTAAAAGTGAAATTTTGAGCTTCGTCCGCCACTACTATTTTATCTTTCCAGCTAGCCCCTCGTAAGTAATTTATAGGCATAGCCTGAATCCGACCACTGTCCAGCATCTCAGCTTTAGCTGTATTAGTTTTAGGTAGCATTTCCGTGAGCTTGTCTTCTAGTGGCATCATATAGGGGTTGAACTTTTCTTCGATATCTCCCGGTAATGCTCCTAGGCCTTTATCCGCACTTTCAATTACGGTCCGTACATATAGCAAGTCTAGGTCTTCTTCCGCGCTCAAATGTCTTAATGCAGCGTATACAGCCATGTAAGTTTTGGTTGACCCCGCAGGGCCACTCACAAACATTAACTGAGTCTCTTCATGTAGAGCTATCGAAAGAAAAACCTTTTGCTTTTCAGTCAATCTTAAGTTATTAACTTTAAACGTTGAGGTTAATTGAGGTATCTCAATTTTGGGCTTCTTTGCCATTGGATATAATTACACATATTTTTGTGGATTTATTTCAGTTTTTGCTTATAATACATTAATTAGTGTATATATACTTGTGAGCGATAAACGTAAAAAATCTAAAGTCACTTCATCCAAAGGAAAGATAGAATTTTCTTTAGGAGATGCTGGCCCTACCAAATACGATATTATGCGCGCTATCGCTAAACATCACACTGTATATGGAGCTACCGTCTGGTTGAATGCCCCCCTAGAAGACTATGACTCCAAAACCCCAGCTCAATTGATGCTGGAAGGCAAGCTTGAAATTGTTGCTGCTCTCGTTGAGGAATTTCCCTATGAAGGAAACGATAAGTAATTTTTGCTGGGAATTTTGTTACGAGTTTATTCCTGCGAATCCTGACGACAACGGCGACCCCCAACTTCTCATACTAAACCTTCCGTACAAGTTCGGGAAGACAGTGTCTAGTAAGTTGCTAGATTACAACTTCTACTGTTCTAGAATGGTAAGTCACGGCAATGGAGCCGTGATCATGCAATTTAAGAAAGTAGGATTTCCCGTCGAGGGTTAACTCGACGCGCCTTCTGCCGCAGGAGCTTCTTTTTGAGCTTCCTGCATCATTTTCTCATCCTCTTCGAATCGAGAAGCTAAGTCGGCAATCTGCTCTTCGCTAAGGTTATTATAGTAAGCCTCAGCCTTGTCTATTGCAAATTGACGTAGGATCCCTACGATCTGATGAATATTAAGGCCATTGAGCATATCATTGGCGATGTGTGACAGTAGATTATCTTTTTCCATATGCAGTATCATAATCAGGATAGGGTGTTTTTTCAACTTTAAAAAATTTCTGGAAAAATCTTCATTCTCCTCCTTTAAGGGGAATATAGGTTAATATGCAAAACTTTAAAAATTTTTTTTCACCCTCTAACCCGCTTAGGTATCACTACTAGGGGTATGATGATAATTTTTTTTCATTTTTTTCTTCTCTTTTTCCACGCATAAGGCAAAGTCATATAGTGAAGATGATAAAAAATATATTTCTACCTGAAACTATTTTGCCCACTTGGCAATGTCATCTATATCTACTAACCCTATAAAATAAAACTACCATGAATAAGTTAAAAACACTCCAAGGCCTATTGGTCGAACTAGATAATGCTATGTGCAGGTACTACGAAGTCATGCACCTCTTAACGCCTCAGTGCTGTGGCCTCATCGAGTCCCGCGCTCGCAAAACCGAGAAGTATATCTCTAAGCAGTGGATCGAAGGGGCTTCCCGAGAAATACGATTCATTCATCGCTCAATGGATAAAATTCACCCCATGGAAGAAGTAGGCATTGCTATAGAGCCTGCGTATGGTTGTGGATGGGGCAAGTCTCCCAACGGCTGCTTTCGCTATGACGAAAATGAAGATAGCGACAGCGAGCGTAGAGAGTCTCAAGGGCTGAGCTATAAGAGATGTCATGATAACTGGGTCCACAGAACTTATAGCAACATGGCTTACATTCGAGAAAAAAACAAAGAAAATGAAAAAACCGCTTGACTTTTTTTTCCTCATCTGTTAATATGGACAAATCATGAAAATAAAACTTACCAAATCTGAATTTAAAAGCTTAGTTAGAAATGCCCCCGAGGTAATCGACATGTCGTCAGACATTGTTATCGTATCAAAGTCAGGTAAGAAAAGGCATATCCTCCGAAAGAATTGGAGAGACCGCTATAACTCTTACTTTGACCTTCAAGAAAGCGACGCGTTTCACCTATAACTTTCCTCAGGTGCCTGTAAGGCTGTAGAGTCGGAGGAGATCTCCGAACAGGGTTTTATCTATTTGACCCTTGTTTTATCACCTTGCAGGCATCATATTTAATTTTGTTACTGGTTATATTATCGTATGACATAAAAATAAAAGATTAAGAGCCCTTTCTTTGTGTTTGCCCTCCTTTGGTCCTTACATAGGGTAAATATTAAGCTTTAAGGAATACAGGCCTGTTCTACTGTTTTAATAATCGGAATCTAGGACGTTCCCGTAAAGTATTCGTGGTAAGGTGAGAATGCTTTGAAAAATTTAAAACCTCGGAGCTCAGTGTCTAACCCTGTCTTTTTTAGCCCCCATCTTGTTTTCGTTATTAGGCAAGTATGGGGGTTTTTTTGGAATAAATTATTCGGCAGGTACTTTAACAGTTAGGTATTTCCCAATGTGCTTGCTCAATAGAAACGCTTTTTCTGTGAGCTTCCTGCGCTTTTCTCCTTTTTCTTTCCGCGCTTTTTTATAAAGTTCTACAATGAACTCGCTGTCAATTTTTTGCACAACTTCTACTATTTTTACATCGTCTTTCATTGATCCCACTTATTCATGTCTCTATTTATTTTCTCTTCCAGTTGTTCAATTAAACTTTCTGGTTTTTCTTCTTGTCCATATAAAAAGGCTACCACACATGCCAACACGATAATACCCATGACAATCCATGCAATATGCTTTTTCCAGAATGGTGTTTTTTCCACAGGAGGTTGAGCCGGCTCAGGCTCGGGGGTCGGCTCAGGAGCAGCCGGGGGATTGCTAGGAGGCGGGTTAGTGGGGGGCTTAGGTCTAGGCTTGGGCTCTTCTTTGGGCGGTGGCGGAGGAGTAAAAGGGTTATCTTCTTCTGGCTCTTCGGGCTCAGGCTCAGGGTGAGGGGGCGTAAAGGGATTGTCATCTTCAGATTCTCCTGCAATCATTTTTTCCACATCTAAAACCCCATATCCCCAATCATTGTCTTTTCCTACGGTGCCTTTGTCGTTGGTATATTTTAGTAGATGGTTGCGAATGTCCGCTACCGTCTTGCAATCATTTTTTCCAGTTTCTTTTTCTTGCTTGTTATGCTTGGATATCATTAAAGCTATTACTCCAGCAATAAAAGGACAGGCCATCGACGTACCACTTAAACTAGCATATCCGTTATTTAGAAAAGTACTCGAAATGTCCGATCCCGGTGCAGCCCAGTCTACTTCCGCACCGCGAGACGAAAAGTACGATATATTTCCATGCTTGTCGTAAGAAGCTACCGCTATGGTTTCC